ATTGGAGAAGCTACACATTCTTTTATTGATCACGTGGCTGATGAGTCTGGTGTTATTAACAAACATCCTGAACAATTCGTTCTTTATAAGTTGGGCGAATTTGATGATAATACTGGTGGGTTTGTTGAACTTGAACCAGAACCGCTTATGAAGGCGGTTGATTGTCTTGATGTCGGTCGGGCTTCTTCATCTGAGCAAGTAGCCGATAAAGAGACTGCCTAAGTTCACCCGTCCTGAGCATGACGAAAAACTGCTCTTTTTTGTTGTTTTAGTTTAAGGAAAGAAAAATATGTTTGGAAGTGCTCCCCGTCAACCCTCTGTAGCTGAACATTCGTTTCACAAAACTCCAAGTGTTTCTATTAATCGTTCTACTTTTAATCGTTCCCATAGGCATTTAACTGCTTTTGATGCTGCTTATATTGTTCCTGTTTTGGTTGATGAAGTCGTTCCAGGTGATACTTTTAATTTGAATATATTTTCTACTTGTCGTTTAGCGACTCCTATTTATCCTTTGATGGATAATATTTATTTGGATATGTTTTCTTTTTTTGTTCCTTTAAGGTTATTACAAGATAATTTTGTAAAAATTCATGGTGAACAAGATAATCCTGATGACAGTATAGATTATTTAGCTCCTGAGTTGGATTGTTCTACTGTTCCTGCTGAGTTGTCTCTTTATGATTATGCTTCTTGGCCAGTTGATCAGACTTTGTTAGCTGGTGGTTATTATACGGATGCTGATACTCCTTATCCTAATAACTATGTCGGCCGTGCTTATAATCTTATCTTTAATGAATGGTTTCGTGATGAGAATTTGCAGGATAGTGCGGTAGTTGATAAAGATGATGGTCCTGACGATCAAGCTGATTATGTTTTGCGTAAGCGTGGTAAGCGTCATGACTATTTTACTTCTTGTTTGCCTTGGGCACAAAAAGGTGATGCTGTTACTCTTCCTCTTGGTCAGACTGCCCCTATTTTATGGGGTGAACAGATTGCAGGTGGTACTGATTTAGAAGGAAAATTTGTTGTTGCTGGTCAAGATGGCGCAAACGATGATAGCTTATTGCGATATGGTGATACTGCCGGTGTTGATACAGGTAACGGTTCTTCTAATGATCGTTTTAACTTGGTTGCTGATTTGGCCAATTCTGTTGGTGCTACTATTGATGCATGGCGTAATGCTTTGCAGGTTCAGGCTATTTATGAGACTGATGCGCGTGGAGGTACTCGTTATGTTGAGCATATTAAGGCACATTTTGGTGTAATTTCTCCAGATTATCGTTTACAGCGTCCAGAGTATTTAGGTGGTTCTTCTACATCTTTTACTATGTTGCAGGTTGCACAAACTTCTTCTACTGATGCTACTACTCCGCAAGGTAATTTGTCTGCGTTTAGTCAGTTGTCTGGTGGTATTGGTGGATTTTCTAAATCTTTTACTGAGCATGGTATTGTTTTGGTTCTTGCTAATGTGCGTTCTGATATTACGTATCAGCAAGGTATTAATAAGATGTTTAAGCGCTCCTCTCGTTTTGATTTTTATTATCCGTTATTGGCGCAGCTTGGCGAGCAAGTTGTTACTAATGATGAGATTTATATGCAAGGTACTTCTGATGATATAGAAGCGTTTGGTTATCAAGAGCGTTATGCGGAAATGCGGTATAAACCTTCTATTATCACGGGTCCGATGCGTAGTTCTTATTCTGGTGGCTCTTTGGATGCTTGGCATTGTGGTCAAGATTTTGATGCTTTACCTACTCTTGGTGATGTATTTATTGAGGATGATCCTCCTATTGATCGTGTTACTGCTGTGGCTGATGAGCCACATGTTTTGGCTGATTTCTGGTTTGATTATAAGTGTTCTCGTCCGATGCCGTTGTTTGGTGTTCCGGCTCAATTGTCTAGGTTCTAGGTATGCCTAATTATGTTCCGTGGTATGATCGCGCAAATATTAGCTTTATTATGCACAAGTTTGGGTTTTGTCGCGATGATGCTATTGATTACATCTATTATAGCTTTTCACCTATTGAAAGGTTAAAGTATGGCCGGACTGGTTGATCTTAATTTGTTGATTGCTGCTATTACTGATCTTGAGACTGCTATAGATAATATTTCTATAACGGTTGATACTACTGATTTGGAGACAAAGCTTGATACTTTGATTACTGCGGTTGGTTCTTCTAATACAAAGCTTGACACTGCTAATAATTGGTTAGAACAGATTGAGAGTAATACGTCTGGGATTTTGGATGAGTTAACAGGAGGTATTTTATAATGTTGCGTAGTGCTGTTTTTGTTGCTTGTATGGCTCTTATTGTTGCCGTTTCTCTTTCTGGTTGTTCTCTTTTGGCTCAAAAGAAACGTTATGCTTTGGATGTTAAGTGTTCTTGTCCTACTTTTGATGGTGGTGATGAGGAAGTTTTTGAGAAAAGTTTGCCTATTCCTGAGATTGTTGTTGCAGAAAGTAGAGGTATTTATGGCCGACTCTGGTAGTATGATTGGTGCAGGCGGTCCTGCTGGAGGTTTTAATCCGGTTGCTTTTGGTGCTGATTTTATGGCTGGTAATTATGCTGCTTCTAAGCAGTTGTCTGGTTCTCGTAAGCTGATGGACCAGCAATTTTTGTTTAATAAAAAGGTGATGAAAAATAAATATACTTGGACTCGTCAAGATCTTAAAAAAGCTGGTCTTAATCCTATGTTGGCCGTTGCAGGCGGCGGCATGGCTTCTTCTGGTTTATCTTCTGCTTCCGGTAGTGCTGCTGCTCCCCAATATGGCAATAATATTAATTCTGGTCTTGCTGCTAAGCGCTTGTCGCAAGAGTTGAAGAATATGCAAGCGGTTGAGCGTAAAGATAATGCGATAGCTAAGGTTAATGAGAATGTTTCTAGTGTTTCTGATGCTGCTGCTAATGTTGGAGAAGTTGCTGATACTCTTACACGTAAAGCTATTGATAAAGGTTTACAAAATGCGCGTGATTTGAAAAAAGTTGGAAAAGATATGAAATCTGGTTCGTTTTGGGATAAACATCCGTTTTGGTCTAAGTTTAGAAAGAAAGGTAAAAAATAATGGATGATATTAATGTTACTGATCGGTTTGCTTCTGCGTATGCTAATAAAAAGCGCGTTACTAAAGGCGATTTTGATGAAGGAATGACGGATAAGTCTCAAGCTAGGGATTGTTGTGTTCATCGTATTTTAAAGCGTTATGAAACTGGTAATATTTTAACGCATGTTAATCAAAAAGCTGCGTTTTATGATGATGTTTCTGATATTCCTGATTATCATGAAGGAATGAATCGTATTACTGCTGTTAATTCTGCATTTGAGGGTTTGCCCTCTGCTATTCGGCGTCGTTTTCAAAACGACCCGTCTCAATTTGTTGAATTTATGGCTAAGATTGAGGATAATTATGAGGAGGCTGTTAAACTTGGGCTTATAGAGCCTAAACAAGCCCCTCTTTCTGATGGTGACAATACGTCACCTAAAGTTAATGAAGCTTCTGTAGAGCCTACAAACAGCTCGGAAGAAGCGAAATGATAAGTCCAGACCATTTACTTACTTGATGTAAATGGTCTGACTGACACCTTTGAGAAAAACGAAAAGTGGAAGGAAAAAAAGAATGGCTAAAATGCGTAAAAAGATGAGTAAAAAAAAATCTGGAAAGAGTTTTAAAAAAAGTGCGTCTAAAGTTCATCCTAAAAACGTTCGTACGACTAATTTTCGTGGTGGCTACCGCCTTTAAGGTAGTATTTCTTGTAACATTTGGTTTATTAGATAGGAAGTGGTGATGTCCTGTTTGTTTCCGATTAGCGGCTGGCGTTCCAGCTCGCGTAATGAAAATGGCAATTATCCGATTGTGTTTTCTATATCAAAGGGCGATCCTTCTCGCCCTGTTTCTGTTCCATGTGGTCGTTGTGTAAATTGTAGGTTAAATCATTCTTCGCAGTGGGCTATTCGTTCTATGCATGAAGTGCATTATTATGATTATAATTCGTTTGTCACATTGACATTCGATGATGATCATTTGTTTAATCGTGAAAATCCTATGACTGTTATTCAAAGAGATTTGCAGTTGTTCATGAAAAAGTTACGTAAGCGTGTTGTGATGCCTAATCCATATCCTAAAGGGCATCATCTTCGTGAATGGTGGATACAGGAAAACGGTATCCGATTTTATGGTTGTGGTGAGTATGGAGAGGAGCGCTTGCGTCCTCATTATCATATATTGTTATTTAACTGGGATTTTCCGGATAAAGAGCTATGGCAAGAGCGTCAAGGTTATAAGTTATATCGTTCTTCATTGTTGGAAAGTATTTGGCCTTATGGTTTCTCTACTATTGGTGATGTTTCTTTGCAGTCTGCTGGTTATGTTGCAAGGTATTGTACTAAAAAGATAAATGGTGATTTGATGGATCAACAAGACCCTGATGGATTTTATCATTATGAGAGGATTAATGGCGATACAGGTGAGATTAAAATGGTTAAGCCTGAATTTAGTGTGCAATCGAGAAATCCGGGTCTTGGTCGTAGGTTTTATGATGAGTTTAAGCATGATATTTATAGGCATGATAGAATTATTATGGATGGTAAAAAGTTTTTGCCACCTAAGTATTACGATAAGCTTTATAGAGCTGAGTTTCCAAATGAGTTTTCTAAAATTTCGAGAAAAAGAGTTGACAAGGCTATGGATAGATTTAAGAATAAGGATGATCCTAGTTCTTTACAGAAATATCGTGTTTCTGTGACTAAGTTCAAACAACTGGTTCGAGATTTACAATAACAGAAAGGTGAAAAATCATGACAAAAGTTGTAATTTCTATTTTGGATAAAGGTGCTGGATTCTTCTCTCCTCCTACGTATATGCGTTCGATTGGAGAAGCTACACGTTCTTTTATTGATCACGTGGCTGATGAGTCTGGTGTTATTAACAAACATCCTGAACAATTCGTTCTTTATAAGTTGGGCGAATTTGATGATAATACTGGTGAGTTTGTTGAACTTGAACCAGAACCGCTTATGAAGGCGGTTGATTGTCCCGATGCCGATCGTGACTGGGAAAC